TTTATCAAGATTCTTTGATCCGGCTACAACATCAGGCTTCATACGAGCGTCATACTGCCCTTGTAATGACCTTACAGAGAGGTTCTTGAACAACTGTTTGCCATCTTCGCCTAGAACACGCTCACCCAACTTCGGAGGCGCCCAGTCCTGATACATCTGCAGGGTAAAGGTTATGGCCTCTGATATATCCAACTGGATCCTATTCACCCATATACCAAAGCGTGTTTCGGACTTTTCCTCTACGATTCTATCCCTTGTGGCTGTGCCTGATGCGTTCTGTTGTGTTGACATAAAGTATGCTGCTGCTCCGGTCAACTTCTCTAAGACATCAAATAACACCTGTATGATCTGCTGTGACCATGCGTTGCTGCGTGTCAGGTTAGGGAAATTGACGTTGTTTGGATCATCTGATGGGAACAATACGCCCGGAACGAGTTTATACTCTGATTGCTGATGTTCTTCATCTGGCTTAAAGAATCCAAATGGCACGTTTGATATAAACTGGAAATCAATAATCTGGTTGAACACCACGTTAAAAGCGTTTACGATTGGCGCTATTAATCTAACCAAGGATTTACCTATAATGAATCCCGGCCTGCGTATAAATGCACCACCCACGAACGGCACTTTGCCTGTTCTGGTTATTTTGCGTAATGGTTTACCCGCGAAGAAACGCTCGGTTATAGGCTCAATGATGAATCTATATCTCTCACGCTTGCCATTCTTCTTGTAATATCCGTACCAACAAAGCATATCCATAGGGAAATCGCTCACTTCATGGTCTGATACGTCTGTGATACCAAGGTAAAACTTCTTACGCGCTGACGTTTCTTTAGCTGATAACAGGTTATTTCTGCCATCTTTGACTGCCTTAATCATCTTATCATCCACATTAACGAACAAACCACGATCGCCTGCGTCCTCAACTTCTGACCCGGACATATGGATTATATGTATAAATTGCTTGAGATCTTGGAAGTTCTTACCAAACTTAGGCAATAGCAAATCTTCAAATGGATCAGCTATATTCTCCAATACGCCCTTCTCAAAGCGCATCTTCTCGGTCTTGATGGTATATCCACCCTTCTTCTTAGGGATTCTCTTGTCTACCCACTCATAGTATACCTTCCACCATATATAAAATACTGAAAATCCAAGAGTTATGCGATTATGAATGAAATCGTCCACTTCCTGCTGTGCTCTAACCTCTTGCGGCCCAACCATCCATTTAGCAAATCTTGTAAGGGAATCGGTTGTATCTATATCATTCTTCTCTGTTGCGATCATATGCAATGAGTCCGGGTTATAACAAGTAGCAAATAATGTAGCCTGATATGTGTCTGCAACTGCAGGACATAGACCAAAGTTACGGTCACTCTGCCATCCCTGTATATTCATATTCTCTAGCTTTGAAGGGTTCTCGCACTCATAATGGTCAACGTCTTTCCTTGCCTGTGATAGCGCATCTGCCATTACTTTAGCGTTTGATATTGCGTCCTCTAGGATAAACTTAACGATCTTCTTCTGTTCAATCGCAGAAAAATTATCAGTTTCCAGTTCTGGCTCAATTCTGTCTATTTTCCTATCCTCTGGCGGTAATGGATTCTTATTTTTCTTGCCCACTTGTCGGCCCCTCCTTGCGTAATTTACCCGCTAAATCCTGCGCAGCTATCCTTGCTTTGGCTGTAGACTCACTTACATTACCATCGGCTTTTGCTTCATCAAGCGTCTTATACTTGTGCGCTCGCTGCATTGGTTGTCCGTTTCTGGCTTCTCTCATGTTACTATCCTTTGGTTATCCAATATATCCCTTTTAGCAATTTCACATAATCCTAATGCAGCAAGACCTTCCTTGAATTGAACAACCGCATCATTACTGTCTTTATCTCTATTTTGATTATAAGCAAATACATACGAATCGCATCGCTTACCTATCTCATCAAACATATCATCTATTGATACTAAAGATAAATCGCTCATGCTTTCCCCTTAACATTTAATGGTGTCTTACACACAGGGCATGGATAATATACATCAGTTACGCCATTGTAAGGCATTACCTGTGCTTTGGCATGGGCAAGATGAATAACTACGCCGCACGCAATACATACAACTAGATTATCCATCTCTACCATGTCAATCATTTATTAGCCCTTCTTCTTTTTTCTAGCCTTAGCTTTAAGCATCGTTGTCTTTAAAGCAGGCTTCTTCCTTCTCTTCATTACTCCGGGCATATTATTTCCTCTTTCCCATTATCTTGTTAGCAAAGGTTCTCATATTGCCGCCACCATTGGGCGTTACGATCTTCTTCTCTTTGGCAGCCAGATACTCTAACCTTCGCATATGAGTATCAGCTACATACGCCATCTGACCTTTAGCATACATCACGTCAAGCGAGTTTGCATTTGGCCTGATATAGGTCATATAGTTATTTTCATACTTTGCAACTGCCAACACAACATCAGCTAAATCCACGAACCTATTAGGATCCTCATCAAATGCCTTCCTCTTAGCAGCCATAATCTCTTCCGATGTCAATTTCTTTGCCTGATCGCCTATCTTGATTTCCTTCTCATCTGTCTTAATATCTTCGCTCATTTCTTAACCTCCATTGCAAAATCATTTAAAAACATTTCTTCCACGCTTCCCCCTAAAATCTTAACAATCTTTTTTTGAATTTTTACAGACGCTTTATACCTACCTGCCTCCATTAAACTTAAATAGCAATCCCTTACTTTTAATCGTGCTGCCATTTCCCATTGAGGTAATCCCAATTTAATGCGTTCTATTTTTATAACCGTTACCATTCTTACTTTTCCTTTCCTTTAGTTCGCTGAAATGGGTACAGGTGTCGCACCTGAGGCCCCTGTTCCAACAGTTCTTCGTGCAATAACCTATGCGCCAGTTTCCTCTGCTCTTTGAGGCCATCGTTAAATGCTCCTTTTGGGTATGAACTTTTTGCCATTTTCTATATACCTCGGATTTGCCATGCAAAAGTATCGGACTAAATCGCTGTAATCCTTGTACTTATCCATTGGCGCTGCTTTATCCTTCACATCTCCATCACCTGCTATGATGTCTTTCCTTGAGTACCGGGATAGATGCCTTATAGTGTTCTGGCAGTTATCGGTTATGAGTATCTTTGGCTGAACAACTATGATCCCATCATCGTTGGTGTCGTAATATAGCCACTTTCTTACCTCCAGATGGCCTGCTTCGAGTGCGTCAATCGCGTCATGGTACTTCAATCCTAGCTTTGCCAACTCCTTTACCGGGGTTGTCTTGCTCTGCCCTCCTTGCCTTTCTGCCAGTTGTACGGTCTTATTACCGAAGTTTGGATCTATGATTCGCTTGATTACCCTCTTACCGCAGATGTCGTATATGGCTTCCTCTGTTTCCCTTATGATCGTTGCGTATTCTTGATATGTCTTATCATCGTACATCATATCGTTAAAGTTGCTGTTCGGGTACTCTTCAAATACATACGCTGTGCCTGTTGGATGAACAGCCATCCAAGCTATTGCCCAAGGCTTCCGATCATGTGGATCAAGTACGTTATAAATGCAACATTCGCTTAATGGTGCTTCCTCAAACTGTATTACATGGACTTTCTTGTTGAACTTCATGTATATTTTGCCGGACAAGTTGATTGGCATACCATAAATGCGGCTTAGGATCTCATCTCGCGGCATTAACTTGGCTTCTTCTCCCACTCTGCGCTGATTGATGTATGGATTCTCTGATGTCCAGAACAGGTAGAAGCTAGTGTCGCCTTTAGTCACAATCCGGGGTAGATCTTTGCCCACAAGCGGCGCGTACTGCGTTTCAACTACATCGTGATCCTCAAATACCTCTTGGATCAGGTCTGTTATGCCCTTCAAAGATGTCATTGTGGTTATCATTTCGCCATCTCTGTCCAACAACCTCATCCTTTGTTCCTTGTAAATGTCGAATGGTGGCTCCTCATCGTTCCAAACACCGTCAATATCGTCAGATTGGAAGGCTTCTCGCTTCTGATCGTACGATTTAAAGATGATTATTGAGCCATTGTCAAAGAGCAACTTACGGTTCGTGAACCCTGTGATCTGGTTATAGTTACCATATTTAATCCGGTTCTTCGGGAGCAGGCTCCAGACCTTACGCTGTTGAATATTAACGCTGTCAGAAAAGGATTCGGCAACGGCCCACCATCTCTGATTGGGCGCTGCAAGGCACTTCTTAATAATGTACTCTGCACCTTCCTCTGTCTTGCCTGAGTTATGATGTATGATTCCTTTTGCATAATAATTTCCATATTTTGGTACTGTTAAATCCCACTTGACATCTTCCCTTATCCATGCTATACTTGTTACAACCGAATAGGAGGTAACAGATGGCATGGCACAATCGCATTGATTATCCTGTTGAGAAAATCCGCGAATGGATAAAAAACGGAAAAACTCAAGCATGGATCGGACAACAACTAAACGTAAACCCAAAACAAATTTACAAAGTTTGTAAAAAACATTCCATAAAATGTCAACGAACAGGACCTCGCTCTGCGTCTGGTCACCCCAATTGGAATGGGGGGCGCTTAATTGATAAGCATGGTTATGTTTTAATCTATTGTGAGAACCACCCTTATGCTCGCAAGCCTCGTTTGAAATATGTCCTTGAACATCGGCTTGTAATGGAGCAACATCTTGGACGCTATCTCTTGCCAATCGAAGTTGTGCATCATAAGAACAAAGACGTACAAGACAACCGACTAGAAAACCTTGAACTTTTTCAAGGAAACGCCTCACACTTACGAAAGGAATTATCGGGCCGTTGTCCAAATTGGTCTGAGGATGGAAAACTTCGCATCCAACAGGGCATTGAGAAAGCGGCCGATACCCATCGTTCGTTAAAATTGAATGTTTCAAAGAACAAGTAAAACTTTCACCAGTTGATAAAATAACCTTATAAATATCATCTATGTCTTTTTTGAATGGCTTGCTTGCATCTGCAATTACTAACTTATAACCATTCCAAGCATAAACATGAAAATCTTTATTTATTTGAGATATTGGCTTGCTTATATTTAATATTGGATCGTATATCTCTGTTTCCCCGCCTAAACATCTATTCCCACCGAATATGTACTTTTTCTTTCCATTATCTGCCCCAAATTTTGCCTGATATGGCATTGGTTCAAAAAACTCAAGCGGATTCTGTTTCCTCCGCCGACTCTCTAACTCTTTTAGTTGGGAGTAATATCCCTGCAACTCTGGCCTGCTCTGCTCTAATTTCATCAAGTGTCCATTCTTTGTATTTCTCCAATAATGGATCCTTTATGCTATGATCCACATCAGACTTATCTCGCCATCCTAATATGTTCTTAGCAGTAAATACTGCGAAGGGCTGTGCAAATGTATTTTGTAGGCCATTAGCAATCAGATGTTCTTTCTGTAATCCTTTTGCTGCTTTATAGGCTACAGAAAACTCAGGATAAACTTTCCTCCATTCACGCAATGTTTCATGTGCTACGCCTATACTTCTTGCATAAGCAGAGAAGAATCTCAAATCATTTGCTACGTTTTTATAATATGTTTTGGTGTCACCATTTTTGAAGGTAATTGTTTCTTCTACTTCGCGGTAAGGCTCTATATCAAAGTATTCTATAATGCCCTGACAATATTCCGGCTTATACTTTGTTGGTCGGCCTTCTTTGGATGAGTTCTTTGCCTCTTCTTTGACTTTTTTGGCTTGCGCCATCTGCTACCTCTGCGGTTATGTTGAGCAAGATCGGTTCTTTCGTGGCACTTGATTGATCCCTGCTCATCAGTTCGAGTTTAGCACACTCTAAGGCTTCGCTTGCGGCAAACTCAAATGACGTTATCTTCTCGCCATCACGCCCCATGCGCGTTGTCTTTAAATATCCCTTAGCCTTGAATTGTATTTTTTTCATATATAAATAAAAAAGGATCAGGCGTGTTAGTTCCCAATCCTTTTCCCAAATGTAATGAACGCCTTATGTGGTAAGTTTACATAATGACGCTAACATTGTCAAGATAATACGTTTACTTTTTTTAGTATTTTCAATAATTGTATTACGCGTTTCTCTATATGTTTTTTAATCTTAGCCAGATGCTTTAATTCTCGACGAAGTTTATGCTGTTCTTCTGGTAGAATAACCTTTCTTGCGCTGAACCATCTCAAATCAACTGCCTGTTTTTCTGTAATTTTCTCATAGTCACCCGGACATTGACCTGCGACAATCTGCCCGCAACATGTATCTCTGTGTACGCAATCAATACATAAATATGTTCCCATCACTCCCCCTTTATTAGATATTGTGATATTTCTGCGGCTGAATCTGCACACACACCCTTTTTAACTCCACATAATCTTCTGTCTGAAAATGCATGACACTTTTCGCAAGCTGAATGTGATATTTCCATTACCCCCTCAACATCAGCCACCCTTTTTAGGATTGCGATTGCTTGGGTTAGGGCTTTAATATCATCAATGATAAAATTCGGCATACCTAATACCGTTCCACTCTTGACCCAAATATCTCTTTTTAATTTCAATCCATATAACTTGCTTCTCAACACCTCAATCATCTCCTGATGTTCCATTATTTCACACCTGCCCGCTCTGTCTACCATCATTTCAATATCCCTTCTTTTAACAAACCAATCCCA